TATTGTCCATGCTGCAATCCCAACAGGCCAAGAAAATATCAGAGTCCTGTAAGTGAACTGTTGCTTCATGAAAAATCATATAAGTTCGTTTGTCTATAAAGGAGTCCAATCATGAATAAAAAGTTATATCTATTTTCACAATTGCCCGTTGACCGTCAATTTTATTTTGGCGGCAATTCCAGCCGACTATTTATCAAAATCACACCCCTGCACGCCGCCCTAGTAGTGGATTTTGATGACCCGACCAAAACGGAAAACTGGAAAATCGTCAATCCCCATGTCCTAATTTTTCCTGATGTTGAATAGGAGTCCAAAATGAATAGTCAATTCGAACTGATCGTCAGTACAATCCTGTCTAGTCAAGAGGTTCAGCCGCACATTGTCCGATGGCATATCGAGCAATATGCCCTCGATAATGGACTGACCTATGAATTCGCCAAACAGGCCATATTTATAATTGTAAATTATCGGCTAAAGCAGAAGCTGTTAGAGATTGAAGGTAACCAAATCCCGTAATGATCGAAGCAAGCCTTGCTTTTCTAATGTATCTCTAATGAAGAAAAGCAAGGCGTCCCTATGGCTATACGATAGAATTCATTTATCTCTAAGAATTTTCTTGTAACATTAGCTTGCTATCAAAACCTATTTTTTCTCTGGAGCGTATATTATGACCAAAAATATTCAATCTCTCCAATCTCTCAAATCCACCCTGAAATTTCTGAATTGCGTCCCTGCTATCAACACGGGCGGCTGTGGTATCTCCGCCCTGGCCATTTATCGCTGGTGCAGAGCCAATGATATTTGTGTATCTGATCGCCCATTTACTTTCGTTTGGCGAAACGGGAATGAATGGGAATCCAGTAATAACGATGAATTACTTGAGAATGGAGAACTTGACCTCGTGGAAGTGCCAAATCACATAGTCATAGAATTGTATAAAGGACTGTATGACTCAAATGGCCAACAAAACGATAATTGCCATCCATTCATAGTCCATCAAGAATACAAACTAAATGAAAAAGAATTATTGGCCGTCATAAATCGGCCTAATGGGGGTTGGAACTCATCTTTCCGACGCGCCCGTCAAATCCCTGAGATTGAAAACAAATTGAACATTGATTTATCGGATGTATTGAGATAGAGGTATAAAATGTTCCCTGCCAAAAAGAAAATCACCCCCAAGTTTCTTGACACAGGCGAAGCCCTCATCAACGGCGAGTCTGCTTTTCCTCAACACAATCTCAGCAATGGGCGTAGCATCTATATCACTGATAATTACGTTCTAAAAGTAGATGATCGTGGCTACTCTCACGACGACGTAAGCACATTGAAAAGAATCAAAAAACAAGATCGAAAGTATTTTGTTCCTGTCATTGCAGAAGGTGAAACAGACAAAGGGGACAGATGGATTATTCAGCCATATGTAGAACTGAAGTTTGATTATGCCACTGACGACGACAAAACAACTGTTTATGACTTATGTGAAAAATATCACCTGTTTGATGTTGATAACGATCACAATTGGGCATTGCACAACGGACAGCCCATCATTTTTGACTATGGACTGTAAAAAAAAATTAGGACGAAACCCCTGGGGGCAAGGGTCATAGCGTGTGACGCTATCTGAATGAGTCCCATCAGCCAACTAATTTTCGAGGAGTAAAAACATGAAAACTACAAATAAGGAAAAGCTGCATAATCTAGCCACCTTTACGAACGTTGCAAATTTTCAAGTCAGCAACCATATCAACGCAGGAAATCACGTAGACTATATTATAGACTTTGAGCAGGGAGACCTGGACGATGATGACGTGATCGCCCTGTTTCAATATCTAGTTGACACAGGACGCGCCTGGTCACTGCAAGGCTTTTACGGACGTACTGCCCAAAGCCTGATCGAAGCCGGTCACGTCTTTCAAGCTAATGATCTCAGCCGACCCGATGTTGTGGATGCAAGAGTCATCACAGAAGAAACATTCTTTCTAACATCAGGAAAATAAGCCATGAGCAAGAAAGTTCAACACAACAAAGACAAGTCACGCAATAAAAAATCCAAAGCCCAAAGCAAGGCACGCAGAAAAGCGCAAAAGGCCAAGCTAGAGGCTATCCGCATAGCGGAAGAATAGAGGAGCATAAAATGAAATATCCTGAAATTGGTGAACAAATCAGAGTCAAGGACGAAACAGGAACTCACACAGTCATCCAATTATGGAAACCCTGGCGAGTCCAACTGGACGATGGGCGCATCTTCCTACTGGATGGGATTATCTCCAACCATCAGAAATATATCACGCTCTTTGTGATCCAAGTCTACTATGGCACATGGGAAGATGTGACTCAGGAAGAAACCCTGTACGAAGCCAGACAACGGCGCAAAGAATATTGTGACAATCAGGATTATCCTGTCCGTCTTATCCGCCGCAAAGAATTGAACGATCTTTGGAAAGGAAAGTAACCATGCACAAAGCATACTTTGATAGTTTCGTTATCGAACTAACAACAGAACAGGCTCTCCGAGGAAGCATACCTGGCAAAGACGCCGATCATGACATTCGTTATCTTCTGACTGTGCCCAACATTGCCAGACAATTGAATGCTATCTCCACTAAGGACATTGCCGCTGAATTACAAAAATATGGGGCATGGGATGAAGAAGAACTAAAAGACGATGATCTCAATCGCAAACGCATCCTATGGATTGCATGTGGATACATCCGTGATGAGTTGTGAACCCCAACTACCCAAAAAGAAAGGAATAAATATCATGTGGTCAACAGCAACTATTTTAGACATTCGCAGGGAGGCAAGCCGCAAAGCCAAGAGACAACATAAATTACCCGTCAAGGCACAGGATTTTATAGATGGGCAGACCATTCCGTTCCTGGGAGATTATGTACCGAAGGGATGGGTGCAAGACCCCAACATCGAACCCTTCATGGTAGATGCAACAGGGCGCGGATATGAAACCGAACTCGCCTGGACACAGGACGCCTTACGCAAGCAAGCCCGAAACTTTGTGCTGTCAGGCGATGTTTACGCTTATGGTGTTCGAGAACAGGGCCCATCTCAAGTCGTGGTTGCCATATATCGACCCGACCCCCGTGACTTCACACACACGGGCGCACTCACAGAATCAGAACTTCGTAAAGTCGCAGGCCGGAGATAACCGATGTATGGAGAAAAACAAGTCACCATAACATATTGGGTCAATGGTATTCATCTTAGCCGAATAGTTTCAGCAACACGCGCCGAGTCCTGGGTCAAATTACTTCGGCAAGCTGGAGCATCTGGTATCCAAATCAAGAGAGGCAAAACCAAACCGAAAAAATCCTAATGAAACAGGACGAAACCCACAGGGGGTGGGTCGTAGCGTATGACGCTGCTTGAATAAGTCCAAATCAATTACCTTATACGAAAGGAATATGACCATGAGCAAACGAACCACCGAAAAAGAACTGCAATCTCTCGTTGATCGAATCAATAAACTGACGGGCAACCCAAATACGCAATACACCAAAGGGACAGATGGGCGCTTCAAAGCAAACATCGGAAACTATCACGTCTACTACGCCTACTATAGCGGAGTCCAGCTAAACCAAACAATAGATGAGAGTGATGCAGTGACTTGCCCACTCAGTACCGAATACCACTCCAAAAAAGAGTTGGCAGATCAATTGCGAGCCTTCATTGCTGGACTATCTTACAAGAAAGGATCATAAGCCATGAGCAAAAACACAATTCCCGTTGCTGCAAAAGTTTGGATTGCTCGACACCTGTATGAATTGGAATTTATCCATAAACAGACAGAGACCTATCCCAATACACTAGTCTCCGCCCTACATGCGGCGGAACTGTTCGAAATTTATTTCTCAGAGTTTGATCGTGATCTGATTGATGATCTTGCCGACCTTTTCCCCAAAGCGGAGTCATAATGTTCAGACCCACCACCAAGCCAACCCATCAATTTGTCGGGCGTATCCCTGAACTGAATTACTACCTGATTAGGGAGATCGCCACTAGTCGCCTGGAACTGTGGAAGAATAGCAAGGGAACAGAACTACAGTCAATCAAGTTACAGGGAATAGAACTAGAACTTGTCCGAGAAGTCAGCAAAGCCGCCCGCGTTGTAGACAATGATTTCAATCGAACCAACTGCCCCAATGAGATCGGGCGCATCTACATAGACAGCTATCCCAATGCCGCCTATGTCAAGGATTTATAATATGAACCTCTATATCTTTGAAGTCAAACTCAATTATGCCAGAAATAAATCTTTGATCCCCATCCAGGCCGCCACCTGGAACAAAGCCATGAAAACCATCTCAGACCATCCAAATATTCTGTTCTCTGTACTTATCAGGCTAGTCACACCTGACGATCAACATATAAAAAACCCTGGCAACCCTGCCGACTATGACTTGAATCTCAACTAGAGGAAACCAAAATGACACAATCAAAAAAATGGAAAAACCGCACAGAAGAACTGCTGGAAAAGAAAGATGAATTTATTCTGAACGAGTCCGTATTTGCTGACAAAAATCCATCGTGGGGGGAAGTGGCAGATGCACAAAGCGAAGCCGAGATAAGATGGAATGAAACCGACGAGGGCAAAGAATTGATAGCCTTACTGGAGAGGATGAGCCATAATTTCAAAGTCATCTACACCAACGGGGAATATTATTACACCCAAGCCAATGGCACGGCCAACGAATTTGAAGCCTATCTCAAACAGGACGGTGGACACATGACCTTTGAAGATAGCAACGGCAAAGAGTTTCACCGTTACATTGATCGAGTGGAAGAAATCGAACTGAAACGTGGAGACCTACAAGAAATTGTAGACTTATTTCCAGATTGGGACGAAGATTGGGGGATCGTCTTGATATAATAATTTCTCATCTTGCTCTAAGATTGGAAACCGATAATTCAAATATAATCAAGCAAGGAGGTTTGAATATGACCCTGATCGTCATCGGCATCACTATCTTTTTATGTGTCTCAATTCTACCCTATGTTATCGGAAGCATTGAAAGGAAAAACAAATGATAAATCTCAAAGCCAACAACCGCGAAGAACACATCCTGGCATATCAAATTGCCAAGCGCGCCTCTGAATTTGCCTGGAGGGAATTAGACTTTGTATATAACTTGCTCACCGCAGAAACGGACATCCTTGTCACTCATTTGAATGGCAATCCACTCAAACTCCAGGAACTTTTGGATGCAGATGACGCCAACTTTGCTCATGACGTATTTGGCATCCGTCGCCACATCAACCGCAGCACAGGCAAACTTGAGGATTTCTTTAGTCCTCGCTATTCTCAAACAAAGTAAACAGAAAGGAATATGTTTACATGTCCACAATTCCAACCTATAACATCAATTATTTTCATCGCATCCCCATCGGGAAGAAACTTCGATTGACCTTGAATGATCCAGTTCTTACCAAAACCAGCAAAGGGTACGCACATGATGGGAACGGACACATTCGCATCCATCCACAGAAACTCGTGTTCGTGGTCAGCGGAGAAACCGCTGACCTGGATGATCTGGATATTCATACCTTTGACTTTACGAAGGCGCAGCTTGCCGAAGTCATCAAGCAAATTGTTGATCGAGTTGCAGAAGATTACTCCACCAAGAGCATTGATCCAGATCGCCTGCGCAAAGGGTTATACTGTGCGCACCGAACCAAGCCCATCCGCCTGATCGCCCTACTGAACTCCTGCTCAGCAGATTTCCCCGCCGATGTCATCCTGGGCGTTTATCGTCATTATAATCCCAAGACGGACACCATCAAAAATGGATGGACAGCACAGCACTCTAAACCGCATGTCCGATCATTTTGGGACATGTTTTAGACATAAACCCAGGCGGCGGTAATGTGATGGGCAAACTTGAAAAATAGCCCCTACACTATACAAGTACCGTTGCAAATCATTCCGTGACAGATCGTGTCCCGCCTGGGATTTCATTCAGAAAGGTAACAAACTATGCCCAATTGGAAAAACACCATCCAACCCATAAGGAAACTATCATTCGCGTCTGCGGTTGCCCTAGTCAACAGATTGGGCTATGAATATATTTTATGGGAAGGTATTATTTATCAAGTCGTGGATGCAAACATGGCTATCAGAACAACCCATACCCTGGAGTGATGTTATGCCCACCCATATGAACATCTATGATCTCCCGTTATATACAGAAGTGTGGGATATTGAAAAGAAAATGAAGGGGAAAATTACCAAGATACATCCACCGAAAGATTATCACTACCGATGGTACACAGTCACCCTGGAGAACAACAAGAACAGGCGCATGTATACCTGGAACATTCCAACGTACTTTACCATTCTTCGAAAAGGAATCACATAGAAAGGAAAACCGATGGAAACAACAATGATTATTTCAGGCAAGCCAGACTACAGCAAGAGCCAGTTTCCCATATGGGACGATGATGAAAACAAGTACCTGGGTCATCGTGTCTCTTTCAACCTTGCAAGTCACAAGATGACTGGCAAAGTCGTAGGCACAGAACGTCATCACTTAGCCAATGGTGTGCATGACATTCTGGAAATCGAACTGGAGAAAGATCGCAAGCAAGTAAAAATCCAGATGCACAGACAGGCAGTAACAGTCTTAGATTGAAAGGAGGATCATGAAGAAAACAAAACCAAAAGTTGAAATCAATGCCGGAGCACTGGTCATTGTGATAGTAAACGGAGCGCAAAAAAAATTTAGTTGCTCTAGCACAACCCGACCAGGAACATCACCGGAAAAAGTCATCAAACAATTACAGGACTGTGTAAGATCATCCATCGCAAAAGCAACCAAAACCAAATAGAAAGGAGTCATCCAGAATGCCCACCACCAAAAACAAACCCACCCATTCTCACATAATCAAACGATCCGAACATATCGCAAAAACCCTGATTGTCCTGGGTCTTGCTTTGTTACTCGCACTGATCGTCAATGGCATTGTCCGCTAATGGATAGATTTTTAGTCCTAGTCACAGTCTATTGGAAAGACATGACTACATCCGAAAAGGTAGCAGACATCCTGGCTGCCATCTTATTGGATATGTCAGATCAGCCGGATGTATCATCAATAGAAATCAGGGTATGGGAAAAATGACAATAAGAAAAAAGCCCGATGGTCACTACCTGCCCTGGTACTTCAATATCGAAGCCAAAGGCAAAGCGCGCAAACGTGCGGGCAGAGCGAAGCGCGGCATCCTGTCTGTTCGTACTGCACTCAGTGCCCTAAAACTATCCTATTGTGATGAAGTCTCATTCTGGAGCAACCATCACAAGGGCAAGCATGGTAATCTGGACGGAGGTCTACAGTGGGTTGACTTTGTTATACGCAAACGAGGCAAACGTCCATTCGTGCTGCTATTGGATGACCCACAAAAGCGTATGCACAAATACGAACAGAAATACCTGGAGACCAAGCAGATCGAACTAAAAGAACGGGGCATCCCATTTGTGCTACTGCCCTCCGGCCTATCAAGCCAGGAATATCAAATCCTGATCCTTATGAATATTAGACGAAAAGGAGTATAATGGCAACATTCCCCAACGTTGGGCAAACCCAACAGAAAGAAGGAAGCGATGGACTCATCACAAGAAAAAATTGAATTTGATAAATGGCTATCTGCCCAACCAGTTCAAGACCCCGACAATTATTCTTTGTTTCAGGCGTTCAAAGCTGGCTATAAGGCCGCTCACCAACAAGGCTCGGTAGAGACGAATTGCCCCGATTGTGGGTCGCCGTATCCTAGCGGCAAATATGAAGCACATTTCATAGGATGTCCTAGACAACGGGTAAATCAGCGTTATCTCGTCCCACCCACCAGCGGGTAACGCAAACCGCTATTCAAGAAAGGAGTCACATGAGTTGGAAACCAGAGATTTTTACGGAAGGTAAGTGGTATCCCAATGGTCTCGCCTTTTCCACAAAAGAAGAAGGCGAGGCTGCCGCCGAAAAAACCTACCAAAATTGGACAGCGGCAGAGGATCATCGGGCCGTAGAAAGCAATCAGCCCGTCAACTACAGGTACGTTGATGGAAAACTTATCAGCGTGGATGATAACGAAGAAACATAACACCATAAGGAGAAAAATGAATAAATTTGATACGACCGAAACCACTATTGCAACGCTCACCGACAGCAAAAAACCAGATTGTGTTGTTGCCCTAACAAATCTTTTCTACGCGGCCCAAGATGAAGGGCTGAACAACCGCGAAGCCTACTGGAAAGCAGAACTTACCCATCTGATTGACGATCATGATGGACTCTCTCTTTTACCCAGGACAGGCTTCAAATTGAAAGACGACGATGAGGTAAGACAGGGCGTGATTGATAGCCTGATGCACAGCGATGCCGATGGCACAGCCGACGAAAAGATAGACATCGTATTGAAGTGGTATACCCTTTGCCGCGCATGGGGTGGAGATGTTTATCTATCATTCAGAATGGGGATAATGGCAGGCGAACAAGAATGGAATGATACTCATGACATGGACGAAGCCGACGCCATCGCTTATCTCAATACGGTGAGCGGTAACACAAAATCAGAGGAGATGTTCAAAGACGCCCTGCTCAAGACTTTTTATGACCTGCGCAACAAAGGCAACAGTGTACGCGAGTCAGTGGTAAAAACATTTGAAGAAGCCAACCGAGCAATACTCTTGAAGATGGCAATGTCATCCATCAAAGATCAAAGAAGCAAATTTCAACTAGCATAAGATACAAACAAATAGAAATGGGCCGGAAAGGCCCATTTCTATTTTATGTTGTTGTATCAAGGGCCTGAGGGGGGTCTAGGTAACGGAACGTCTGAGCGAGACTTATTTCCCTCGACTTCACTCAGCACCTCTGAGAAATTTACTCCGTTCTGTTCTGCAACTTGCTTTGCTTTTTGTAAGAGCATAACAAGCTGCTGCTTTACCGTATCGGGATTTGCTCCCTCCTGTGGGCCAACAGGCACACCTGGCCCTGCGCCTGGCGGTGGGCCACCTGGGGGCATCATTGGGCCTGCACCTGGGCCTATTCCCTGGGGTTGATTAGGTAACATTTTCTTCCTCCTTATTTATTGAAAATTGTACAGCGATATGATCCACTCCATTGTTAGAAAGAAAAATCAAAGAGTTTCCTTCGTCAAGGAGTTTAGAATGTTTAGAACACACAAACAAAATTTCACTTACTCTTGTTTGTTCGTCGGGGTCTACCAAAGTCACCTGATCCATAGCAAATTCAGAACAAATGATTTCTTCCAATTCCGACTTCTCGACAACTACGCCACAGGTGAGACGCGGTATCTCAATCTCAGTGTCCATATTTTAGTAATATCCTTTCATAGGCCCCAGGGGAAGAAACATCCACATGAGAATCCAGAGTCGATAAAGCATCATCTCTATTCATATTATGCAAAGCATCATGATGGGCATTGCATACAGGATATTGCGTCCAGGGCTGATCTTTCCAGTTAGGATTTAGTGATCTCGGTGGCTCATGATGAAGTGTATCAGCACTCTGAAACACACAGAGCACACACCGATAATCATATTCTTCGAAAACCATAAGTTCTTCTGCGCTCCAGAGAGACTTATCTATCATGCATAAACTCCTTTATTTGCAGCCTGCTCTCCAGCTTTCTCTTTGTAGAATTATGCAGGCGGGGTCGGCGGCAATAAGAACATGATCCATTATTACGGCAGGTTCGATCTACTTTTTTGGAATGGTTGATCGCTCTTTTCATAGGTAAAATTATAACAGTTTCGTATGTTATTTTCTTGTAGTCCTCTCATATTCTACTCATAATTCTTTTTTCAACCTTGATACACTTACAGACCAGGGATGGGCTAGGGAAGCGCCCCCGAAAAAGCAGTTTGAACTCCTGCCTGCCCATCCCGAAGAATTCAGAGTCTATAAATGATTAGCACCGATCACAAAACATGAGGAGTTCACATGACAAGCACAAAACCCACCAAACTAAAATCACCAAACATTGCCTATAAAGGCGAAACATATAACCCCATCTTTGTAAACTTCCCTCCAGAAGTGGTTCTCATTGATCGGGCTGTCTATGGATTTATCAGACGCATGGAACTGATGAAAGAAAAGAAGTCCACAGCATCAGCCAGCCGAATTGCCTATGAACTTGGAGCAAATATAAAGGCAGTACGTCGCTCCCTCGATCAACTGGAAATCTGGTCAGTTATTCTACGCGTTTATCGTGGTGGGCACGGCCCGAAGGATGCCAGTCACTACGTCACACGTCCACGCAAAGAGTGGAAGGTGGACAGAACGACCACCTTACATTATGCAAAATATGACAAAGCTAAGGTGGACAGAAAATCATCTAAGGTGGACAGAAAATCATCTAAGGTGGACAGAATGACCAAAAAAGGTGGACAGAACGGCTACAGAGTAGAGAATAAGAGTCTTATAGTAGAGTCTATGAATAGAGTCAAGGAAAATCCAAAGAAAAAAGAAGTAAAAGTATTTCCTCTCCACTCCACCAAACTGCCTGATGTAAATAAACATACACAAGGCGGTTATGCGCAACAACCGTATGTGCCTCCGATTGCCAAACTATTTGTGAAGTAAGCCTTACCTTGACCTAATATGTAGGTTGCGTTCTCTTATTTTGCTCTAACATTATTTCTAATATTTCTGGTACACTTGGCGTATGTCTAATTTTCATGTTGAAGTCTGTTTCCGATCTAGGTAGAGGTAGCAGGAGTGTCACAGTAAGCGTAAGGGAGTTACTTTGACGAGAAGAAGCAAGCGTGACCCGCAACTCGTAGTACGCTAAACAAATCTCCCTACTCCTGCCAAGTCTACCTAACATAGTTTGAAAGGAGTCGTCCAGATGTCCAGAAAAATTACTACTATTCGTACTATTGGTAAAGCCGATCTTGATGAGGATATTATCTTCCAGTCCAGAGATCAGCTGAGTATTGGGGATGTAGTTGATCTAAAGACAGATAAGCCAAGTTTTTCTCCTGCCTATGGACAAGCCCATGTCATTGGTTATGAGGGGTTTGCTCCGCAGGGTTTCCCAATCAGATTCAAAGCCCGACGTACCTTATGAGTGAAATCATGACGCCCTTCATTGTCATCTACCTTTTCGCTGCTGTGTGGCGTTTGTCCAATTTGTTTGCCAACGAAAACGGCCCGTTCCATTTGTTTCTGAAATTACGTTCACGCATTGCACGAGCGGAGGTTCGAAGCAGAAAAAAGAATGGATTGCTTTCTAAGTTGCATCTGCATGAAGGAGTCAACTGTGAATATTGCAACAGCATTTGGTTCGGAATCTTTTTTGCTGTTGTTTATTTTATTGATCCGCAGGTTGCAATTGCCCTGGCATTTCCATTGGCTTTATCTACTGGAGCAATTCTTATCAAACATATTGTCTTTCTTATCAAGAGCATTGATACCCGCTTGGATCAGCAAAACCAAACACACCTGAAACTAAATAGTCAGGTTATGACAAATCCAAAGTGGGATGCAACACCAGAAAAATCTACAATATACGAAAGGAGGTAAGAACCATGAGTGACTTTTTTAGTTGTGGCTGTGGAAGCAAAAGCGACGATGACGTGGAATCAGAGATTGAGCGCATTCTTCGTGAACTTGAAGAAGATGATGATAGCGAACCTGTGATACCTGACGAAGAAAAAGCGATCCCCGCGCCCGATGTATTCGTTCCGAGGCGGGAAGAAGTCGTAGTCCGATAAGTATAAACTGAGGACAGTGGTAGGGGTGAGACTACCTACTGTATAGTCTCACCCAATTTATGTTTGAAAGGAAAAAAATATGACTCGCAATGAATTTGTAAACTCATGGATTGCTGCACTCAATAGTGGTGATTATAGACAGGCACGTGATAGGCTGGTAAAAGGAAGAAAAAATCCATCTTATTGTTGCCTGGGTGTTGCTTGCGTTGTTTCCAATAACAATGGTTACGTCGGGGGGATTGATATTTACGACAATGACCTTCACGAGGGAGGACTTCCTATTCCTTTGGCAAAAAAATTGAATGTTACCGTCAGCGGCAGTTTTATTGAGCACGTTGAGCACAATGGAGTCTCATTTACGAGTCTCATTGACTTGAATGACTATGGGCAGGCCCGCTTCAAAACCATTGCGCGTGTTATCCGCGAGCAGTGGGACGCAAAGAATTTTTTGCCGTATCCATAACAATAATCGCAGAGTTCGTGGGCGGGTGTGCGAAAGAGTAATCTTAGCAGGATTGAGCATCCTTCTGAAACACCCGCCCTCCCCTTCGTCACAAACTATAAAGGAGCATGAGACTACCAATGACATTCAACAAATCAGTACCCCCAAGAATAGATCATGCGGCCACTCTCCAGGGTGATCGAGTAGTAATCTCGTTTCCTTTTGATCTTGTGCTAATTGAAGTGGTGCGTACTATTCCTGATCGAGAATGGAACTACAAGACTCACAAAGGAGTGTGGTCTGTTCCCAATTCAGCCTGGCATTGCGCACAGGTAATCGAAACTCTTATGAGCATTGGTTTTTATATTGATCCCAAGATCAGGCAGTGTGCAGATGCAAAAGCTGAAAGGCCCAACCTGAGCAAACAATTGCCCAAAGAATTATATCCATACCAAAAGACAGGGGTTGAATTTATCCATGCTGCGAAAGGCCGTGCCCTGGTGACCGATGATATGGGCCTGGGCAAGAGCGCCGAAGCCCTGGCGTGGGCAAATCTTTTTGGAGGGACAAAAGTCCTAATCGTTGCTCCAGCAAATGTAATCTGGAAGTGGGCCTTGAAAGAGATCAAGATGTGGGCCGCGGATCGAACTTGGCAAGTGATCGAAGATGGAAAGAAACCTATCAAAGACGTAAGTATTATTATCATGAGCTATGGGATTATGGTTTCACGCTATGAAGAATTATCTACTATTCCTTTTGATACTATTATCTTAGATGAGGCACACTATCTCAAGAGCAACAAAAGTCAACGTAATCGCGTTGCTCGCAAGCTGGTCAGGGGTGTGCCTAATCTTTTATTCTTGACTGGAACGGCCTTCAAAAATCGCCGGATGGAAATGTATCCGCTTCTCCATATGCTCAACCCAAAGACCTGGAGTAATGCCATAGAGTTTGGTAAGCGTTACTGCGGCGGCGTATTTGGCCAGGGCCATTGGATCGTGCCACCCAATCAGGAAACAAATACAGAGGAGTTACAGGCCAGGCTTGCCCCTATTATGCTACGGCGAACCAAGAGACAGGTGGCTATTGACCTGCCTGATATAACCCGCGTCTCCATCCCGATCACCATTGACAATGTAAAAGAGTATAAGCAGACCCTACGTTCTGTCAAAGAACAGGCCCGCCTTGAAGGCTATAAGCCCGCGCGCGCGCTCACTTTGCTCAACAAATTACGTCAGGTGGTCGGGATGGGCAAGACACAAGCGGCTATCGAATTGGCCGAGGATGTCCTGGAGACAGGTAACCAGGTTGTGATCTTTGCCCATCACAGAGCAGTGGTTGAAGAATTGAAGAAGGCACTACAGGCCAAAAGATATACCACAGGGGTCATTGATGGGGGCACGAAGCCAAAGGATCGTCAGGACTTGGCAGAAGCCTTCAATGCCCCTGGTGCTTATGAGTATGGCATCCAAGTGATGATTATCTCTAGTGCAGGCAAGGAAGGAATTGATCTATTCAGTGCCAGCCACATTATTTTTGCCGAGCGCCTGTGGACATCAGCCGATGAAGAACAACTAGAAGCCCGCCTGCATCGCAATGGCCAAAAGAACGCGGTTACATCTCACTACCTGGTAGCCCAGGGAACAGTGGATGAAAGACTGGACGAAATTGTTAGAACCAAACGTAGTCAGTTCGCCAACCTGATCGAGACGGACATCATCAAAGAAATCTATATGGAGATGATGGAATGATGAAAGTGAAAGGAGTCAAAATGAGCGCAGGAAAAGTTATTGTAATTTCTGTGATTTGGATTGTTAGCGGAGCGATAGCCATAGTAATGAAAGATGTGGGTGTACTTGGCTATGCCCTGGCTGGTTCATTTATTCTTTATTTTCTGGAATGAAAGGAGTCTAATGGAAGAAGAATTGGAAGTTGTTGATATTTTAGAGTCCCTCGACCGCCTGTCGCTGGAGGTTTGGGTTACTGATCGTGATTTGCGACGTAACCTGATTGCGAAAAAGGCATATCAGGAAATTGTGAGTCTGCGAAGAAAACTTGCATTAGCAGAAGAAAAGGAGTACGAATGAGAACTGTACTGGACAAAGAAACCATCGCATATGAAAAAGGATACCAGGCGTTTCGTGAGGGCGATTCCAGGTTTAGTAATCCCTATGCGGATGGGTCGGAAAGAAACGCATGGTTTGAGGGGTGGGATTTTGGTCAGGAAATAAAGGTGCGCTGATGTCATCAAAAGTAGTTATGATCCGCGCGAAGGTGGAAAGTGCAACCCCTGATCGTACCCAATGGAAGCCTTATGCGGCTACATTGACCTTTGATGATACCCTGTTCATTGAAATCCCTATCCCTGTTGAACATGTTGTCGAAATAGCGAAAGGAGGCCAAATCATACTCAGTCTGGAAGGTTGGACAATCTTCCTCGATACCTATACGTCCGCTGTCGAGAAGATGAATGAACGATGGACGTTGAGCAAACAAATACCACCCAACAAACCTTATAAACCCTATAAATCCTACTAATCAAAAGGAGAAAATTCCAATGTCAATTCCTACTAAGAACAAATCATATACTGGTATGCGCGGCGCAGCCGAAGTGCGAGTCCTGGCCGAAGACACCCTTCGTGTGATCTTTGCCGATGGTGACACCTACACGGTGAATAAGAACGGATGGGAGCGTCCGTCCGGCTTATACAACATCACCCTCTCCAAAACCAACGATGAAATCAAATTTGCTTCTCCTCCATACCGCGCCGAACCTTACCTGGTCAGGTTCGAAGAATACGCCAACCGGATCGGTGTCACAGACGACAATCCAGGCGTGCCCGAACCGAAGGTCGAAGCAGGCGGATGGCGGCAGGGTCGCACTGGCCCATACTATGAAGCCGACAAGTTGATCTTTACTGCCAAGCTGGTCGTTGCGGAAAAGGGTGCATACAAGGGCCTCAATATCCCACACAAACTCCCCTACATCTTCGCTCAATATCCTGGCACAATGATCTCTATGCTTGAGGGTACGTCAGGTGAGCGCAGGAAAGTCGAAACCTTTTTGCAGTTGACTGGTTACGATATGGTCAAGGACGAAATCGCCTGGGCCGGAAACGTTCTACCTTTTCTGGAAGCCAGGCAGCAGGCGGCAAATAAGATTTTTACCATGCGCCTGAATGAAAAGGGTTTCGTGGACAAGGATGGTCTGTCATCCATTTCTTCCTATCTCCTAACTCCAGAAATGTTGGGAGAGGATGTGGTAAAGACCACGAAGAAAACTCCCGCTAAGAAGAAACCCGCCAAGTCCAAAGTGGCCGCAACGAAGAAACCAACAGCAAAGAAAGCACGGAAATAAAGTAAGACTGACCTTTTAGTGGAGTGGGTTTCGTTAGGAATAGCGAAACCCATTTCTGGAGGATCATCACCAATGACCATTGCATATTCAGATTTTTTGCGCAAATTTCGGAATGCAGAAGATAAGGGAAATTATATTGTAGCGTCCTGCCCGTTTCATCAAGACAATAGCCCGTCTCTGTTGATCTTCAAAGATGGTTGGTTTCACTGCCTGGCTGCAAATTGTTCTCGCAGTGGGACATGGAAAACCCTGTGGAATAAGATGGAGGGTCAGCCTGTTCAGGTTCAGGTAGAGCGTAGCATTTATTATAAATCCCCCCAGGGATTGTTCGATTATGAATCAAGAGAGGCGTTGGCATATCAGGCATATATTGATCTTATCCATTTTCCTACTTTTCAATATTACTTGGAGATGCGGGGCCTGGTTGATGCAATTGATATTCATGAGATCGGCTATCATCGTGGTTGGTACACATTCCCCGTATGGGATCGAGACAACAAATTTCAGACTGTGATCTTTCGTGCTGCTCCGCATGTCCAATACGCTTTGGGTACTCGGTATTGGGCGGATGGGAAACCTACTATGTATGTTCCCGACTGGAGTCTGCTGGATAAGGGAAGCTATGTGATCGTTGTGTTCGGGATATTGGATGCCCTGACTCTAAATAAATTTCGCTATCCTGTTGTTACCCCCACACACGGTTATGTTTTTGATCCAAACTGGTTGGCTGATTATCGTAAGCCCATTTATGTCCTGCCCGACAAAGGAGAGGAGGGAGCAGGCTTGAAGCTAATCGGTGATATGGGATGGAGAGGCAAGCTGATCCACCTGGACTATCCTGAGGGCATGAAAGATTCAAATGATTTTCTAAAAGCCGGACAAGAACGTAATTTATTGTCCCAATTGGAGACCATTATCCGATGAACAAGAAACAACTAATTTTCATGTCCGTTTTTCTTCTCCTGGGACTAATAACTCCCAGGTTTCCGATAGCCACGTTTTTCATGGGGATGGCTATTGGTTCATACATATCCACTTTACTGAAAAATTGAAAGGAGCACATCATGCCAGACACCAATACTAATAAAATCGAAGGGGACAATGGTGAGGTTGTGGTTGTCAGTCACATTGGACAATTACCCTGGATTTATATTCCATATGCGTCGGTCTCTGCTGCGCGAGCTAAGAACCCTGTGGGTACGATCTATCATTTCAAGAGCCAGGTCAAGCAGGGATGGCAGATCATTGCTTTTCCAATTCAAATGAACAAGCCTATAAAGTTATCAGTCAGTAACATTGATGCGACGACTGATGAGATGGCTGATGAGATCACCAATGCGTAGAGGACGCAGGTTGTTTGTCCTGGGTGTACTAAGTGTAGTCGCCGCAGGCGCATTTGTGGATAGTCTATGGTCAGCACCGCTGGTTATGATCGGTCTGGCTTGTCTGGCTGCATCTGTTTTCGTTGGATTGAGAGGAGCTATCTATGGGAGATAAGATGGTCTGGCTGGATCGGAGTGAGATTGTCACAGGTTTGATTTTCAACGGAGACCTGGACGCAAACCTGGTCAACGCCGATGATTTCTATCCTCCTTATAATGAAATCATTCCCACACTTCGCAAAGGAGGCACAACAGAGGATGTTGTTGCGAAACATGGCTTTAGCTATTACCAAGCGGCAACGATGGCAGCCAATGCGGTCACAGCCGATAAGGAACAAGCTAAGAGGAAACCAATTGATTGGCTGATCCTGCTGGAGCAAGCTGCATCCTACTATAAGTATGGTCAGGAACTCGCAAAGATGGCCGATTACCTCATTATGGGACAAGCCATTGATCCTGGGAAGTTGCTCCAGTTTGTTAGTGGACTTGACTTAGGCCATCGAACGCTCACACCACTCAGCCAGGTCGAACCCGAAGCTGGACAGTGGATCAAAACGGGTTATGCCCCTATTGATTATTATGTGGGTGGCATTCCGAAAGCTGGCCTGATTACTGTTGCTGGTGGCACAGGAATTGGTAAGACTACCCTGGCTCTCCGAATTGGTCTGGATATGGTGAGACTTTATAAAGGGAAACGGAAAACTAAAACCACCGCAGCCGAACCAGCAGGTAAGATTGCTATCTTTTCATTGGAGATGCTTCTTTCTCAGGTTATGGCCCGTTATCTTGATCTTGACAAAACGATCACCAAAGAAGAACGATCCCGCATTTTGGCAACTGAAAGCGCGTATACAGTAGGCGAGATTTACGCAGTTGCAGCACGCACTGCGGCCAATGAAAATCTCAAAGCAATCATCATTGATTTTGCTGACATGCTTGTGGAAGGGGAACAGAGCGAAGCGGTCATGGGTGTGATCTATCGCTCTCTGGCTGTGCTTGCCAAGACAACAGGCGTGCCTGTGATCCTGGTCTGCCAATTGAACCGCACACAATACACAGGCGGCATTCCCAAGATCAATCATATTCGATACAGTGGTATGGCGGAGATGATGTCATCGCTGATCCTGTTGCTTTATAACCCATCCTCTACTGTGGCGGATGTCAATGCCAATGCGATCCTGCCATTCTATCAAGATAAAGGATATATCATCATAGGAAAATCCCGCTTCGGTTTCAAGATGGGCAAGCCTGGAGCGATCCAAACTGATTTCTATGGCGAGACTGGATGGGGGAACATTGGGTATCATTATTTTGACGTATTCGTCTAAGAAAGGAGAATGAAATGAGAGAAACTAAAGTGTTTTCGGTAACATCAACATTGCGGACACATCCTGCGTTTCAGGTTACGGCTTTGGATATTGTCAAGGCGGCCAACAAAGCAGATAAAATTGTCAAATCTATTGATGACGCCGCCGAAGTGATAAAGATCGAAGCCCTCAACACAAAAATGTTGGAGGAGTAAGCATGAATAATGCAGAAGAAAAAATTGCTTTTCTTGTGGCTTACTACTCCACCAGACGTGGAGTAGGTCATACGTTGGCCCTAACCCAGGGTCTCATTCGTACTGATGATGTTGTGGTAATAGTTGCTGATCTGGATGATAAGAGATACATGGAACAGCAAACAGGAAAGAAACTCAAGACGGTTCTATTGGATGATATGCACATGGGTCTAAGGGGAAGTTATTCGCCATTGATTATTAGTGACCACGCAACGACAGTATTATTGCATGGCATCTTGGAGACCCTAAAAGAGTATCGTTCCGAAGTATACGAGTGGAAGGATAGGTATAGCCGCGCCGTTGAAAATCAAGAAAGGAAAACCAATGAGAATTGACAGACGACAAACAACGCACAATTTCGAAAAGCAAAATCTGGTAACGGTAAGAGATCGAACGGGGACGTATGATTTTTATAAATGTTCTCTTTGTGGCCTTACCGGAAAACAATATTTCATGGGCATAGTTACAGTTAGTGATCGGATCAAGTCCACATCGGCAATGTGTCCAAAGTCAAAAATACCACAAAGAATAAGGATCACCCAATGCCGTGCTATCGGAAAGGCATTTGATAATCTTACTCCTGGCAGTGTGCATGATGTGATCGAAACGCCGGAGGGCGAATTAGCTCGCTTGTCAGGAGTGTGGGTGATGGGTGTGGGTGAGCCTGTGAAGGTGCTGGTGGATGAATATGAAGAAGAATAATATCAACATCGTGGCGGGCCTTCCTCCGGTTGCCAAAAAGGGACAGCAGGTCACAATGGATTTTGAGATGTTCGATCAAATCCAGGGCAAGCTGCATCGTCCTAATGGATCGTTTGCCCTGATCTCTGTGAAGTTGGAGACTGATCCGACTGTCTATCAGCTTTATGATGAGAAAGATTTGCGTAAGTTGGTCAAAGTAGTCAAGGCTGGCACGTGGACATTTCATAATGCACTCTACGATCTTCGTCAATTCAGACGTTATGCGACTGTTGATCCCCGTTTCATTTGGGACACCATGCTTGTTGAGCAAGCAATGAATGGTGGTCTCTATCAAAATTTCGGTCTGGCCGATCTGACCCGTAGATGGTTGGGACGATCAATGGAAAAAGAAACCCGCGAACATTTTTATCAGAGGCGGGAACTTGGCCCACAGGAAAAAGAATATGCGGCTATTGATGTCATCAACACAGAGGAGATTGCCATTCTCCAGAGTAGGAGATACCAGGGTGACGCAGGCATGAGGGCGTACATGTTGGCAGACGAGCCAATGATCTTCCCCATCCTTGATCTACAGGGGTTTCGTGTGGATGTGGAGGGGTGGGAGATCATGGTCAAGGAGTTTGAACGTTACGGAAAAGAGATCGAAGAAGAACTTGGTTTCAATGTTTATTCTCAAGCCCAAGTTCTCAGTGCAATGCAGAAGCGCGAGCATATCAAACTATTGAATACACAGAAGGAAACGCTTGAGGAGTTTATGGAAGTTCCACTGGTTCAGAGGATTATCGAAGCCCGCATGTATCGAAGGGCCTCATCTACTTATGGAATGAAGTGGTTGGAGAAACACGTGGAAGCAGATGGCAAAGTTTATTCGGACTATAAAATCACGGGTGCAGACACTACAGGGCGCATGTCCAGTTCCGGCCCAAACATGCAGAACATTCCGCAGCGTAAACTGCCCCAATACCGCGAACGTTTCAAGGCATCGGATGGAAACATCATTGGTGTGTGGGACGTATCACAACAAGAACCTTCCATCACGGCGTATCATTCCCAGGATCGTAGATTGTTGGATGCCCTGCGTGCTGGAGAGAGTTTGCATCTTGCAGTAGCCAGAGAAATTTATGATTGCCCCACTCTTACAAAGTCCGAGAACAAGATGGAATATAGTCATGGTAAAGCGATCAACCTGGGTCTCACGTATGGACTTACGGTTCATGGACTTGCGAAGCGCACTGGCATGACTGTCGAGCAGGCTGAGTCCATGATCCACAAATATTTTATGCAGTACAGTGGGGTGCACTCATACATTCAAACACAAAGGCAGAAGGCGGCCCGCGATGGATACATCACTACAGCCCTGGGACGCAGATCGTATATCAACCCCTGGGATCACAAGTGGGAGAACAATGCAATCAATTCGCCCATCCAGGGTGGTGCTGCCGACTTCACAAAAATATGGGGACGTAAGACATGGGAAAAAACTTTGGCGGCTGGTCTACCACACACGATGGTTGCTTTTGTTCACGATGAAACAGTCTATGATACACCCAGGAAGATTGCAAAAAAGATGAAGCCGATCATTCAGGAAGCATTCAACGAAACGGCTGAATTTCTTTATAAGAATATTCCCTTTGCGGTTGAATATGAATATGGAAACACATGGGCTGCTAAGTCCATCGAAACCGAACGCATTAGCTTGGACGAAGAAGATACTGATGAATGATGCACAACGTCGCAAAGCATCAGAAGAATGGAATCAGTGGAGACCAGGCAAAAGTGGATGTAAGTCCTGGTCTCCCTTCGATAATCCAATTCCACCCGTCAGAGACAGCATGGATCGCCCACTGAGACCAGATGGATTTATTGATACTAAGAAATGGATTGAAGAAGTCAATGAAGGAAAATGGCCTAGAAGATGAGCAATGAAAAGAAAGGAAACCAAAATGAAATGTAATCAGCAAGCGCTATTCCGTTATACATGGGCAGGGCGGGGTGAAAGTTTTTGCTGTCTCGAACATGCTTTGAAGATCAAAGGCGTCGCGGCGTCGATGGGTTATTATGTCCAACTTATCCCTCTATCAGGCGACGAGCAAGCGAAAGAATTTTGTTCCCAAGAAGTGCAGGCTAACGATGGATAATCTAACTTATCACGGAGGTCTGCTACTCAAGAGAAAAATGGAATCGTCGGGCCGCACCCCCACTATAGAGCAGGTATTAGTCGCTGCCTGGTTGATGGCCCAAGAGCAGGAAATTGATCTTGAGAGGCTGGTACATATTTTGATCCAGGCCAGCGACTATGATGCTATTGCCAGTAAGCTGGATCGTGATGCGCGTATCCGGCAGCTTATGGGATTTTAGTTCTCATCTTATTCTCATAATTGAAACTCACAGAAAGGTAAACTTATATGAGTACACATGATCGTTGTGACAAGTGCAATAAACTACTTATTCATCCAATGGGAAATGGATTGTCACCTTATTTGCTGGTAGGGGAGACGCCAGGGTATCATGAAACAATTCAGGGACTTCCCTTTGCCTTCCAGCAGAAGCATAGCCGAACATCAATCGCAGGGGATATTTTGAAAGCAGAACTTCTTCGGGTTGGGATTGTGTTATCTACAGTCCTGGTCACAAATCTTTGGAGACACCAAAAGAGCTATGTGACCGAGACGATTGGGAAGAAATCCAGGCAGGTCGAAGCCTGCCCACTAAGTTATCATCTCGATCATTTGGCTCGTATGTTTATAGATAAAACTCATGTCCTATTGATGGGATCGGCAGTGACCCAAGCACTTTTGGATGTCAAGTATACACAAGTATCAGGGTTGAATGTCAAGGTCTCAGGCTTTTCGAAGGTACGTTTTTGGGTCTCCCCTAATCCGGCCCTGGCATTCAGTCAACCAGTCGGTGAATTACGTTTGGCATTTCAACGATTTTCGGAGGATATAAGCAAGAAGAAAAAATAATAGAGAGGAGTATATTTTATGACATCAGTTCAAATGTCTTTGCCATTTTACTCAAGAGATTTGGCAGACATAGACACCATTCTAGGCAGAGCAATCGCGGCAGGTGATCCGTTGATTGCATCCGAGTATGGTAATAGCATAAGCAAAGCGATCACACTGAGGGGAGTTGCGCTCGCCAAGTTGTTTTTCGGAATGAGAGACAATTGGGAATTATTTCGCACGTCTGGCATTGAAGAAGATTTTCCTGATTTCGTAGACGCGCACATGTTGGTCAAAGGAAAAACAGCGATCAAATATGCTAATATGTATGAAGCTGTTTTTGTCACAGCAAACATTTCTCCAGCAATTAGGAAACAACTTTTCTACAAGCCAGTAGAGTCTTTGCTTCTGCTTACTGCTGCTGTACGTGAAGGTAGCCTTGATGATGAACAGCTAGCCGACGTTGTTATTTTGGATCATAAGGGAGTGCGGGATGTAGTCCGAAAGTCCAGGGGAGATGCGACAAGTTCCAAGACCCATATTTATGCTCGCTTGGTTCAAAGAGAACATACAGTTTATCGAAAGGGAACAATTGTTGCATTCGATGGAGAGGGTCACAGCGAAGCGGTTGGCTATCTTCTGCTTGAGGCTCATACCGAACATGGTAGGAAGTATGTAGAGCGAGCCAAGAACATCCTGGGGCTGGAGGACATTAGATGATTAGGGACGAGGGCATACTCATACCGGAGGTGACAGTCACAGGTCGTTATCCAACTCTCTCCAGAGTCAAGACTGGATTATTTTCTTTGGATTTTGCGTTGTCTCATCGAGGAGACTTGGGCCTTCCGCTGCGGGTTATTACTGAAATATATGGATACCCCAATGTAGGAAAATCAACTCTGTCCTATTTCCTGGGGGGTAAGATTGCAGACAAAGAAATCACAGTAGCCGATCTGGAGATGAATGACTCCCAGGGATATATGACCCAGGCCGTTTCAATGTCAGGGTTCAAAGGCAATATCCGCATGATTGATGTTACTGACGAGAAAGGCAAGATCAGGACACACGAAAAAATGCTTATGGATATGGCAAAAGATTTGCTCAAAGAAGAAATTCGAGCGATCATTTGGGACAGCGTTGGAGCTACACAGTCAATGGTACAACAGAATGTCCTTACCGATCCGAAGGCAGAGTTTGGAGAGGCATTTATGGGCAAGCGTGCCAAGCTGGTGGGAGATGTATCTCTTGCCCTTCGCACTGCTTTGATCTCGAAAGAAATACCTTCGGCGGCCCTGGCGGTCAATCATGTTCATCAGGTCATTGGGGGTCGCGGTCACATTACTCCAGGAGGGGAACAGCTAAAATATCTTGCTGGTGTTCGTCTTATGCTGTGGTCAGGAGAAGTGTTTTATGAAAACGATGACGATCCGTCATCGCCTGCCCTGGGATTTCTCGTCAAGGGTCAGGTGGAGAAGTTGAGATTTGGGGGAAGGGGTCGCAAGTTTCAATTTTATATCGTTCCTGGCTATGGTGTACATACTGGTGTTACGGCCATGTTCGATGCGTTTGATCTTACAGATAAGACAAAAAAGAAACCGATCTCCTATCTCAAGGCAGAGAGAAAAGGCGTGGTAAAGTTACAAGGCAAGAGCCTCGGTTTCTTGAAAAAGGACTTATTAGTATATGCTGCTGAGGGCAAGCGACGTAAGTTTTATCCGTTTGAGGAAGTCATGAAACGGTTTACCAGTGACGTGGAAAAGGGATTGGTTGAAGTGTCCGAGGAAACGGGTAACGATGCTGAGTAGCCAAATCCAACTGTCTACAAAGTCTCAGAAGATTACCACTCCATTTACAAAATCACTGAGAGTTGTGCATGGGACTATTCGTGGGATCGTCCCTCATGTCCCCGCGTGGGGCATTGATCCTGGGGTGAATTTTGGTCTTACTATTATTATGGGCGAAAAGATTTTGGTGTTCAACGGTGCGCTGATCGCTGAGGACAAGCCAGGCAGATACGGACTAACCGCATTCAGGTTTCTCCAAACTATTTTTGCCCCTCTCCATTATTTTCATGCTCATATGATAATCGAGGGCGCAGCCTATGGCGCTACATCATCATGGCAGGTGGGCTTGTCCGAAGTGCGCACGGGATTTTATTTGGCGTCTGCGTTGTCTCCCCTGTTTTCTGTTGTTGAAATCAAGCCACCTAAAAATATCCGTAAGGTTGTGTTTGGAGATGGAACTATCAAGGGATCGGACGAATGGCCACTCTTGAACCATAATGCAGCAGATAGTTTGGCGATGGCCTTTTATGCAGCACAATATGGAATGACAGAGGCAAAATGATACGACTATACCCATCCAAGCCCAATCACAAAAAGAAATATGAGCAATTGGATTTCCTATTGACTATGCGGGCTAGATATATGAATCCTGGTGTTCATTTTGACATCGCAGAAATTCCAATTGAATTTCGATTGAATGATTTAGACGATCTTGATCGTGCCATTGAAATGTTTTTCCTGGTAAATTCTACGGGCGAATAAGAAAGGAGTATGTATGTCCAATAATGAAGCCCTCTACAGTCAAAATGACATGGATAATGTCCTGGCTGCAATTGCAAAATTCAAGAAGGAAGCCGATCAGTCACATCAGTTATTGTGGGCGGTTATTCATGAGGCGGGCGGAGAGATTGTTCTGCCTCATCTTCTGTGGATGACCGAACAGGATACAACAAAAGAAATTATCATATGGGACGATCCGGTTGGACTTCAAATGCACCTAAAAGTACAGCTAAATGTTTGAGGTGGGCGAACTGGTTGAGTTCCGCATAGATGGAACAAGCCTATGGATGACGGGCCATGTGTATATGATATTACATAATGGCCCAATCATTATTACTGCGGGTCAGCCCATTTCTTTTTACGACTGTTCTCCAGAGAATGTGAGGAAAAAGAATGAAATTTGATGATCGAGAAGATCGTATTGATTATCACGGAACAGAGATGCTCAATACTTACCATCAAGGAAAGTGCTGGCACTGTGGTCAGCCTACACAAATGATGGACATAAATTTTATGGCCTATATTTGCAGTGAGGAATGCTCAGAAGCGAAGTGGGGAGAATATTTCCACAATGCACTAGGACAAGGAGATGGACATGGAACGTAAAAATATGTGGATTGGATTGCGTGTCTGTCCGAGTGGCAAAGGATTTACAAAGAACTGGAATCTATCCGGTTCTGTTGGTACGATTACTCGAATGGGCAAAAACTTTATTACGGTGAAGTGGGACGATGGAATAGAACAGGCTATTTTTCGTCCTATGCACCTAGAACCAACAGAGGAGATGAGGCTTGTATTTCCCTGGATCAAACCTCCAAAAAGAAAATGAGTGCTGGATGTGTACACCAGAAAGCATCAGTGATCCTGGCAGGCGGCTTCCTGTTGGGATCATTGGTATTTGGCCCAGGGATAGAGTATGCCGCTGGCGCGCTAATCGGGATCATGCTCACTCCAGATTTGGATGTCGATAATGGATATATTGGGAATAAAATCATACGTAATAAATTGGGACATTGGGTCGAAAAAGGATGGGACATGCTTTGGCATTTTTATAGGAGATCGCTCAAGCACGGATCAGAGCTATCACATTTTCCTGTTGTATCTACGTTGTTTAGACTTGCCTATCTCTTTTTCTTTTTGATTGTTATTCCTTATGTGGTTCTGGTAATTTTTATTCCTGACAAGCTGAATATCAGATTGGAATTTCAGTGGTGGATCAATCTAATTCTATCCCATTATGAATTGATCTTAGGTCTCATAGGCAGCGACCTTATCCATTGGACACTGGATGTTAGTACCACCGAACACGCAAAACATAAGAAGGTCGAAATCTTTGGTATGCCACTGGCATCGAGCACATGTAAATAGAAATTTGGAATTTCAATAAAAATACCCACATTTATAAATAAGTGTGGGTATTTTTATGTCAAGGCTTGACTATTATCTTCCTAACAACAAAGAACGTAGTTTGAGTAGGTTGAACGTGGCCTTGAATACGGCAAGTTCTACCGCAGGCTTGAAGATCAAACTGACGATCCATGTCACAATACCCAACACAATGACATTGAATACTTCTTCGGGGATTTCGATCTGAAGAAATAGAAACGCGAGCCGAAGTAGCGCAGCTACAATCAGGATCAAAACGGAATGGACTAAATTAGGCAAATTCATTTTCGTGCTCCTTTCTTTTGGGATAAAATGGTGTTATTCCTATATGATTATAGGACAGGTAAGACATAAAGTTCAATCTTTACCTTCCCCCCGATTGTCTTACTTTGGGCATACCTGGATTCTTTTTCGATATGCGCCCTAATGCTCCACAGTGGGGACAACGGAACTGATCGTAGATATTACCGATGGGCGTTCGGTAAATATCAGTAATGAGGCTTTTATGTATGGGATGTCGGCAGATTGGGCAAGCAACGGCGTTATAGGTCAGATCAACGTAGTTGTGCGTGTAAGCTGAAAAGTTAGGATGATTGGGTATCCATGCCCTAATCGTTGCATAATACTCCTCCAGAATGACTGTATCATTGATGCCGTAGTCATACATTTCTTTTAGTGCATCAGGGTCACCATACGTGGATCGTTTCCACAAATCATAGTCAGTGGGATGTTTGTGTTCCAGGGATAAAAACTTAGTCATGTAATCAAGTTTATGGGATGACGTTCCAAAGGCGGCGCGGGATGCTTCCAGAGTGTCGATCTGATGAACAGACCGATAAGGTGGAAGTTTATAGTAGATGAAACGGGCATTGAGTTTTCGCATGTCGAACTTCTTACCGTTCTGGTGGATTACAACATCAGCTTCATCTATGAGTTTCCACATGCGGTAGATAATGCGCTCGTCTGCATAATGAGGATCGGGGTTGGGATCAATGACAGTATTCAGCCTGCGTTTGATTTCGTCTGGAGTTAGAATGTCTCCAATAGTATGATTATCAAACAGTCCTTTGGCTGACCAGGACAACACAACCCAATCCTCTAAAATGTTATCGTGACCAATGTATTGTTTTCCCGTGTCCCAAAATGTTCCAATGATCGGTAAAGTTTCGATGTCCATGACCAGAACTTTGGGTGATCCTCTATCTACAAAATGTCTTTTGCATTCCGCACATTGAAATCTGTCAGGACGATTACGACTTCCGCGCGGGTGTACAATGTTGCTTCTACAGTATGGGCAATGTGGTTTCAAAATTGGTAGCAAGTATGCTCCTTTCAATATATAGTTATTGGGATTATTATAGGACAGTTACCTAACTCAATTATGAGAATCAGATGAGTAGGCTATGTGGGGGTAGGAGGATCAGAAGGCGGCACGGGTGGGGGCGCAGTAGGATTATCTACGGCAGTTGCGCTCATATTTTTGATTTCAACATTGGGATGGGTGAGCAAATCAAATGTAATTTTATATATTTTTTGAATGTTTTCCAAGTCTAAAATTCTTGATTTGAGTCTGGAATGGCGGGCATCATATTCAGTTCGTATGGATTTGATGGCCGTCTCATGTTCGTACCTGATGGCGTTTATTGTTTGTTCATTGATTTCTTCTGTGGCGATTTGTTCTTCTCTGGACTTATGAAGTGCTTCGGTGGCATCATTAGCCAATTTCAATAGTTCGGTGGAGTATTCTGTTTTGTCTTTTCTGCGTGAAAAGTATTTGTTCAAAAGAAACTGAACAAATAGAAGAAGGGGCGTCATAGTTGCCAGGAGTATATTGATTGTTTCTTGTGACATTATTATAATTTCCTTTCCACTTCCATCTCAAAAACCACAGACAATGCAAGAATGCCAGTAGCTTCAAGGATCACCTGGGCCATCCATGTCCCGTCTCGATCAAACGTATTGCCGGAAGAAGGAAGAATTGAAAAGTTTCCACTGGAATCGCCACCGGAAGATGAAAAGTCAAACGATGTTCGGGCATCTGGAGACATTGCCCTGACCGTGATGGTAGTATAGACAGACAGATCAATCCCCGTCCCTACGTCATCAACCACCGTAAGGGGAATTGTTGATCCGTATTGTCCTGCGACAATGCCAGTGACCTTATTGAGTGTTGCCATAGTTATCCTTCCTGTATGTTTAGTTGAACGCCTGCTTGAACGATCTTACGTCCCAGGTCAGTGTTTTCCAGATTGAGACGATCCAGATCACTGCTGGATACTGATAGCGACAGATCAACTGCCAGTAGATGCAGACCCAGGTCATCTATTTTTATTATTAGCCTATCGTGATCCACAGCGAAGGCGGGTAACACGGGAACATCTCCGAAAGGATAGCCGTAGCCAACTTCCGATCTCCACTCCGCATCCTGTAAAACGTTGGGCGTGACACCAGGGCTGACGATCACAACATATGAAAGGGCTTTGCGTCTCTCAGCAGTGTCAATTGCCATTACGCGCCTTCGTTCTCTGTGTAGGTTGTACTATCGTCCGATAGTGATTTGCTCCATTCGACGTTTCCTCCATCATCGTAGAAACTCTTGGCTGAACTGGTCACAGTTAGTTTGTTGCGCAGGGCCATAAAGATATAGCCTAGTTTCTCCAATGGTGTTTCATTGGCGTCAGGTGCGCCTGTAGGTTCAGCTTGTGCTGCGTTTAGAAGATCGGTGACTGTTTTGATTGCAGTAATTTCAGTGTCCAGGAAGTCATCAATCGTGTCTACCTTTGCACTGAGGGTGGTGAAGGAAGAAGCAATGTCGCTTGCATCGGCTGGATCGGCTGGCAGGTTATCAGTTTTTGCTTTGATCGCCGCAATTTCTGTGTCAATCAGATCATCCAAAGTTGTTCCTGTGTCCTCCAGAATTGCAGCAATTTCTGTGTCCAGGAAATCATCAACGGTATCCAGGCTAGTCTGTGATGCCCTGGATGAAACCGTAGCATTTAGATTTGTATTTGCCAGTGCCCAAATAGTATCCGCGTCCGCACCTGGATCACCAATGGCCTGTCCAAATGATCCCTGGGTCTGGTGTCCTGTTGCGTCCTCGTCCCATATAGCATCAGCGTTTTCGGCGGCTGTAGGCAGGGCCGCGATGTCAGTTTGTACTGCATCAATTTCGCTGACGAGTTCTGCATTGGTGGGTGGATCATATACAGCAAGAGCATCAGCAACTTCACTCTGCACCTCTGCATCCCAGGCTGCGTTCCAGGGAACAGCCGTAAGACCTGCGCCTGCTGCCCCAATATCGTCGGTCTGTGCTTCGATTGCTGCGATGTCTGCGGATATGCTTGCGCCCGCTGGTGTGCCAAGTGTAGTAATTATGGATGCGATTTCAGTATCAATCAAATCATCCAGGGTTGTTCCCGTATCGAGAAGAATGGCATCAATTAGAAGATCGAGACGACCTCCATCGGCTAGATCAGTTTGAAGTTCATTTGTATCTGCCAGGATCGCGGCGACTTCGGTATCCAGAAAGTCGTCTATGGTGTTGATGTCTGCTTTCAGATCATCCAAGTCCAGTCCACCCGCATCTGAGATTGGCAACCCACCTGCTGCATCTGCGGCTGCGTTGGGAAGGGCGGTCAATCCAAGTCGAATGGTATCAAATGGATTGTAGGCAACAAGCTGGACATAGCATCCTATTACCACCATGCCCGTCACTATGCCGTGCACCAATACGCCCACTGAACCTGCGGCAACCGCAGCATCAGGCAGATCAAGACGATAATAACCATTTCCAATATGTAAAAAGCCACCATCGGCATGAGCATCGCTCAAGGCGGATAAGGTTGCTTCTGTGATGTCAGTAGATACTGCCCCCTCGCGTCTATATTCGAGGTCGATCCCCGATGTGTTGAACACAACGCCTGTTTCCGGTGTACCATCCGTTGAGTCAATGATACGGATCACCACCGAAACATCTGTTGTGCCTGCTTTTATTGAATAGGTTACCATTTATTATCCTCCATGATGTTGCATCATTTGGCGTAGGATGCTTGTCCCGCCTGCTGCTGCTGGATCAAACGACGCAGCGACAAAGCCATATGCGCGCGAGTTGGAGTTTGTCCAACTCATCACGCCGCCATCTGAACCGAGTTGTGAAGATGATCCCAAGATAGTTGCTCCGCCCGAAATTTTTGATTGCTCGGTTTGGTTTGCATTCACTGCCAAAGTATCTCCCGCTGTAAAGGATTGGCCCAGGCAATCTATAATTAGCTCACCTGCGGCAGTTGTTACTGTGACGGATGGGGTTGCACTTGTGCCGTTGCCTGTAATTGTGGTGGGCGTCTGTGAAGCATTTGCCCCATCCCACGATTGAGAACCTGCATTGGCTCTCCCAAAATTTCCTGATCCACTAATGACAACGTTGTGTGTGCCGCTATCAGGAGCAACCAAATACCAAATATCAGTTGAGCGATTGGTCGCCTGGTGGATTGCCTGTGTCATGGCAACGCCATTGTAGGTAACCCCCGTAATAGTAGACCCTACTGTTGACCACGCCATTGTGACGAACAGTATCCCGTTGGTCAGTGAACCAACAGTGTGAGAGATCGTTACCGTTGCATTGACATCGTTTTCTGTAGCGCCTGTATTGGCAGCATCAAATACCCAAGCCATTATTATTTCCCTCCAGCTTTATTGTATCCGTTCGTGTAGTTGAAGTTCAACTTAGTTTGCGAAGTATACTAAGTATACCTTCCATTGTTTTTGGAAGGGTTTGGATATTGCCCTGGAGAGGTACATTCGTTAGTATCTTGACGATAAGTTCTTTTTCCTCCTGGGTAAGCGGTTCTTTTTTGATGTCTTTCAGTGCGACCCCTTCTTCTTTCATGTCTTTTTCCATTTCTTATTTCCTTTCTGTTTTGTGAATCTAAAACAACAAAATGGTACTAGTTCGTATGTAATCTGTGTTTGCCCATGTGTGAGGGACTAGTTGTCCCCAAACATTAGCTGCGGCTTCCGAAACAATGTTCACCGCGCTCGTGGTTGCCAAATACGCAGTTCCAATGTGGATGGCAGTTCCGGCATCAAATCCGACAGTTGCGCCCGTAGCTTGCGCAGTTGCAACGCAGGGAAGTCCAAATGTATAAGTACCTGTTCCATACGTAGTCGTAGACCCCATTGAAAAAAAGATAGTTACGACCATAGTTCTTCCGTTTGTGGAAAAGAAACCCTGTTGTGTTCCGTTACCAATGGCAGGTTGTGTGCCTGATGCCACCCAGGCAGGAGTATATGAAAAATTCGATGGAAAGCCCGTTGGAAAGTCATGGGAAAAATATGTGTCTGTAATCGTTGCCGCTGCCATCGTATAACTTGTGTTCGTGATTAGAGTTACCGTAGTTGTTCCAGCGGCAAAGGCGGATGAGAAAACTACTCCATATTCGTATGCACCCCCATCCTTATATCTAATAAGTGTACCTGTGGTTAGATAGGCAGTTGCATCTACTGATAATGTAAAGACATGATTTCCAGTTCTTGTCCACGTATTTGTGTCTGCTGTCCATCCGTCTGTTGTCACGGCTTTAGCTAATGGCCCTGTTGCTAATCCAGCATCATCCATAATATAAAGTCCATCTGATTTGAAGTAGAGTTTCCAGTCGCTTGTAGGGGGAGTGGATGGATTACTGCCCTGTTCGGTTAGAATAGGTATACCCGCATTGAAGTCTATAGTATCAATATCTTGAAAAAATGCGCGTTGGGCTGAGGCTGTTTGCTCAATATAGAATACAGCATTCAGTGACGCTCCGCTGTTGTCAGCTTCTAATCTAACTTGAGCAGTTCCGCCAAGTGCTGAAAGATAAAGACGATTTGTTCCTTTTGCATTGTTGGTGTTAGTGGACATGACAAGAATATCATTAGCGCCTGCGGTGGAAACTCCCCACAGGCCGCCCATAATATCGCCATCACTATCTTTGAATTTATAGGCCCTTGAATCTGAAAAAGCTGTCAAGTCTGCGACAATGACAATACCCGCAGACTCTAAAGTTCCTGCCCCCGCCCCAAAATATAATTTCCCGTCGTCTGCACTAATTCCGATCTGGAGAACATCAGCGTTGACGCCTACGAAATTATAGGTATCTCCAGCATATGCAAAAGCAGGATAGCCAATGCGTACACCGGAGAATAAAAATCCAGGCTCTTTGCCATTCCCCGAACGAAATTCTCCGGCCTGGATAAGTCCCAAGCGTTCAGACATGTCAGATAGCCCGTTGATGATTACTACTTGTTTTGGGGCGATCTGGCTGCGGTTGATGAGCAGAGGAAGGTCAGCCTTGATTTGCTCAACTAGGGCTTGGATTTCAGCAATACTAGCCATCAGCTAAGGACTCCGTATATAAATACTTCTACGTCTTTTATTGAGTTGAATAGATCATCTATGTCCAGGGCACTGATTTCATTCGATGATGTCATCTGTGAAGGATAAGCACCTGCATCACCACCAGCAGAACCATTGCCGACAAAAATACGTCGTAGAAATTCTTCCAACTTGTGTTCATCATACATAACTTCTTCGTCTACCAGGTAAGCCTGATAACCCATTTCAGCCAGGATCAAAATTTGTTCTTCGTCCTTTGCCATGTTTCTAAATTGATAGTGTTGTGGGCCGAGGGGGTTGATAACAATTCTCAGGATCGGAAATAAGAAGTCTGCCACCAGACCCCCCATCTCCAGTCGTCCTCCCTCCTGGGATGACTGGTAAAGGAAATCCACACCAGGAACAAAATGAAAAAGATTGACCAAAGCGGCATAGAGTAAACGCTCAGTCAAATATCCAGGGACAAGGCTGTGAGGGACAGCACGGGACTCCAATATATTTTGGCCAACCTTCGGACGAGGGATGCCCCGACGATGAACCGTCAGCCACCAGGGCAGTTTACCTTGAATAAACTCATGTCTTAGAAGGGTACGAATCTGAAATCGTAACGGACGCCTGGGAATGCCAGGCATAACAATGCGCTTGGTGGTTTTGAACTTTGGATATTTGTCAATATAAGATGAATATCCTGTTCGTTTGGCTGGACTCATAATTTATATTTCCACAAAATTGACGTTGAACATGGCTTCCACATTGTAACTATCCCCCTCTACTTGACGATAGACAGGCTGATCTCTAATGGCAGTAACATAACCTCTGTGTGTAAGGCCATAGATGTCAATCAATTCAACAGGGGCAGCAGAATTTCGAACGTCCATGAGGTCGTCGTGAATCTCCTGACTAGTTCGATCATCCTTGTGCATCCCCTGTTCATATTCAGTGGCAACAATTACACTAAAATTATAGCCCATACGAGTTTCAGGTCGCATGATGAATGAAATCGAATAGCCTTCCAGAATGGGGGACTGTGTAGCAGATGCGGTTATAAAATCAATCCGAAGCTGGAGATAATTCCATTCGCGCGTAAATGATCCGCCAGGGTTTTTTAGCGTGATGATCCCGTTCTCTTTTATGTCTCTCCAAAATATCCAATCTCCACCATCCAGAGCGAAGTACACTTTGAGATAAACGGTGGCAGAACAATTCCTGGCCTCAAAATAAATTCTGTCCATTGATTTGGTCACTCGTCTGAACCCCGCATCAATGCGGGACGTTACCAGGCTGTGTGTGCCTGTGGTGGGGAAATCTGCATACGGAAAAGTTGAGTTGTTCTGAAAAGGAATATAGTACGTGCTATCGGCTGTCTCGTCCCTGTGATACCAAAGCCTGTTGTTCTCAGCTTCATAGGATAGCATGGTAACCTCGCCTGCGGCAACTCCGTCCAGCAATGTCATTAGCTTATGCCATCCCACGCCATCGAACACCAGCAAATCTTCGTCATAGGTGGCTTCGTTCGTGCGAGCCGTAATATACAAAAAATCACCCACTGCCACAAAGTTATCGAAACGACCATAGGTCAAATAAGGAAAGTCATCGTTGATCTTATGGGGTGTAATGTCACTCACACGTGCGCCATTCCATTGTAAGATGCGATCCCGCAGGGGCATGACCAGGTAACCATTGATGACCGCCCACGATCTCAAATTGTTTGAGCTTTCCTCCGCAGTAAAATCCAACATGCGTCGTGCAATGCGATCTTCGCCAACAATCCAAACCCCATCGGCTTTTCTTATGTATAGATTTCCATTATAGACAATAGCACCCAATGTTGGTGTATCTCCCACTCCTACCAGGATACGATTGGTATCTGAGCTATTGCCCTGGAGAGTTGCCAGGGTGTCACTGTTGTCGAAGTGAATTGCGTTCGTTCCGTCTTTGCCTGCATAGATATAACCATTGTGCAGGATCAGCCATTTGTAATCGGTGGCATTCACATCGAGACCTGCGTCTGTGATGGTATCGGAAGTGTTTATCTTTTGGATGCGTAAGCCATTGGGCGCGAAGAATAAATATGCTCCGGCAGACATTGCAAAGTTGACAGCGGCTGTGGTGTAGATATTTGACCATGTTTGACTTGAGACTGTGAACTTGCGAAGTCCCCCCGATCCCCAGGTATAAAGATTACCATTGAAGATGGTCATTCCTTCTTTGGTGCTATTTTGTGTATCAGAGGAAGTTGACTTGGAGAACAACATGGTTAGACCATCCTGCCTGGTGTCAATATTTCCGGTGGTGGCTAGATACCCCATGCTATCCGAGTACCAATGGAAACCAAAACCATGTCGCCAATCTGTTTGCAGAAGCGGCTGGAACATTCCAAGATCGCTCATGACCGCAGCACCCCCAGGCACAGTGGCACGGGGAGCAAAGTCAATCACATCCTTTCCCTGCCAGGAACTAAAATCTATCCTGTAGGGTTTTCCATCGAGGGTAATGTCTCCTAGTTCAATATTAGCCATCAGTGTCCGCCTTTACACCAGCAACTCTCAGTCCCCCTATGCCACCGCTGTGGCTTACTGTTCGATCTCCCTCAATTGCAATCTCTATATGAGATGGATTAGTTTCAATCAAGAGCACATGTCCACAAATCGGACAAACCCATTCTTGTGATCCTTCGTGATCTCCAACCAAAGTCATTATATGAGTATCCATAAGATCACCAATTCAGCGGGTTCATTGTGTCAGGCTGATAGACACCGGAGTGTTGATCCAATATGTTGCTATCGGGTCGGTGAGGAGCATTGCGTACCATCCACGACTCAGCCATCTCCAAATATCTTTTGCTTTCAGCGAAGTGAAGTTCTCGGTCTACTTTTGTATCCTTTACTTTTCGTGAGTGGAGTTTCGAGATTGCAGCAGGGACAAGGTAACTCTCAGGAACTATGGTTGTATCATCTTCGTCTGAAAGTTCCGCAGGCATCGCTGTATATTCCAGGCGGATACGCAAGCCCTGGAAATCAATGGGACTTCTGGAGAAGTATAGAAGATCGGGAAATTCTTTTGTGCTGTCATATCTCAAGGCGTGCCAGGGATACCAATCATTTCTCTGTTGGGTGGGATTCCACAGTGCATATTTACTTGTGCTATTGGGGGTGGTTGTCCAGGCAGCGACAGTAGCAATTGCAGAAGCAACAGACACGACTGATCTGATCTGTCCTTTGCCTGTACCTGCGTAGATGGAAATTTTCCAGTTGCTATCCACGTCTGAAAGAATACCTGAGTTTTCCAGAGTAGTCGCTGTGCTGGTAGATGAGACCACTGTTCCACGCTTGACGGATGTGGGCTGTTCCAGCCAGACTTTATGGATGAATTGGGGGACAGCGGCTAATGATGTGAGGACATAGGCAAGTTTGTCCTCCTCGATAACAATGGTTTCATCAGTTACGTTCTCGAAAAATATACGCCGACTGTCCCGTATTGACTGGTTGATCGCTTCATGAATATCATAGGCATTCCAGATGGAATGGATTTCATAATCATCGCCAGAAGCAAAAGTGGTAATGGGAACTTCAAGAACTATTTCGTTTGTGCTTACATTGAAGTTAGTGATTAGACTGGATTCCTGAGTGGCAACACGATAAACCCATGCGCCATTCCAGAACTTATCTTTTTGTGTGAGTTCAGAATCAACCAGGCTGGTGGTGCTTCCACTGTCTACGTCCAAGAAACCAGCCTTATATCTCCTAAAGAATGGCATCTCCAACTCACGGGCAATAGCCCTGCGTAATGTAGTTAGACTTACAGTAGGCTCGCTCATACGAGACTCCTATAAGTATCTGGCAAAAACTTGAGTGTCAAAGGAATCGGTGGCAGGCGTACCTGTGGTGTAGTCCAACAGGAATTTCCATTCGCGTGGAATCATGCCAAGTTTGAATTCTGTTCCAAAACCTGTAAGAGTATAGGGCGATAGGGTCAGGATCACCGTTCCATTTGCAGTTAGTGCTGTAAAGGACTGTAGCAAAATGTCTGCCCCACCTGTAACAGCATTGGGGACAAGTACCTTTGGGGTGAAACCTGCCGCACCCGCTTCGTTTGCCAGGACAATCTGGAACATTAGTCCATGCGCAAATCTAGCAATGAATAATCCGCTGGTGCGATCCGCATCGCTGGCCAATGCTGCGGGCAGGACTTCGAACCAATCAGTTTTTTGATGGGTCTTATCCTGACTTTCCAACTTGAGTAAATTTTGTGCCATTGTTTATTTCCTCCTTATTCTTATGCTTATGAATTTTATCCAGGCACTAATGGCATAGAGCCTGAACCTTTACTATCATTCCACTCCTGAGCCAGTTGATTGGCATTCATATTCTTACCGAGCATCTCTTTGAGTTTGTTGGTCTGTTCCTGAGACTTATATCTATCTCTGAGAACCTGTGCTACGGACTGTGGAAGTTTGGTGGGAATACCAGGTTGTAAGAACCACACCTTATGTTTGATCCTAATTTCTTCAGGAAGAATTTTAGCAACTTGCTGACCGTGTTCTATTGTAGTAATTAGTTGACCGTGTGCGACCACAAACTCCTGAGGTTCGGCGGCCAGTTTTTTCTCATAGGACAGACGGTCAAGTGTCTTATTGGCACGGGCGTTTTGAACGGCCTTTTGATATTGTTCGACGCCTTTGGCAATTAGCTTGTCTTTCTTATCCCCTTTTACTTTTAGTTTTTCTGCTCGATTGAGAATGTCCTCGATCTCACCCCGCTGGGATTGGAAACGGGCTTCAGCTTCCTTGTCGATCTTATCCTGTTTCTCTTTGAGTTTGACGATCTCCTCACTGTTTTGTTGAGCAAGAGACAATAAAGAATCCTGCCCACGAACAAGCTGTTGAAGTATCAGGGCGATCTGTGAAGCATCCAGATTAGACATCTGAATAAAATCTTGTGATACCAGGGCATTGATGGCAGGATCGGGATTACCTCCTGACATATTTACAATCTTGTTTAGTTGTTCAGCCTGATTTGTATTCGAGGTTGACAAATTCTTGGACTTTCTCGCCATTGGTTATTGCTCCTTCTTCTGATCCAGCCAGGAAATAACTATCGTACAGGCTGATTAGATTTCTGACTTCGGCTTGTGCGCCCTTGACCACATTATGTCTGCCGATAATGACTTGATATTCTCGCATTGAATCTTCCACTCTACTTTGCATCTTTTCTGATTGTAGTTCTGTGGCAAGAGATTGTAGCTGTTGAATTTTGCCCGTGTGGATGTCCACATCCTTCTGAGCTTTCTTTTCCTGGGAGTCCAAAATCGCATTGCGCATTTCAAGGTTTTGGCGGAAGCCTGTTTTCATGTTCTTGAAGCCGTATAATTCTCCTCTTAGGAGAGTGCTTTCAAGTGGAACATAAATCTCCATCCCTTGAGCAGAGAATAACCCTACCAGATATTCAAACCCCGATCTTTGGTAGTGATACTCTGTAGTTGTTCCCATTTCAAAACCATAAAATTCAACTCGTTTATATCCCATCAAAAATGCCAGGGATAGCATCAGGGCCGCAGATGATGTGAAGTAGTCTCGCTGGTGAAGGGTGGCAGGCAGTAGTGCCATTGATTCCTCCAGGGGATATGCGATGGAATTGGGAATGTCGTCCCAATGTTCTTGCATATAGATCGGTAGGGAACTACGATATTCGGGCGGCCGATAAGTTCCTGATCCATTACAATCAGGGCAGATGTGGATAAACAATTCCTCCACGCCTTCTTTATTTTTGGTTTTGGTTTCCCAATTGCCTTTCCCTGCACATCTGAGACAATCTCCAGATGTATTGCTTAGCCAGTGTGGGTGATTGCGATCATTCATATTGTTTGATCGCATAACGTCCCACTTGGGATGTATTTGAAACCAGCGATCAAATCGTTTTAGCCAATCGAATTTATATTCTTCATTGAGTCCCCATATTTCATAGTCGAGATCATCATATGGGGCAAGATGGCGAGTGGCAGGCGCAAATCCGATAATGGCTAATTTGTCTTTTGTGCGGGGATAATCTTTCCAGGTCTTAGGTTTCAGGGCGGCGATGGCCGCTGAAAGACTTTGCGGGGTGGCTTCTTTATCGGGCTTTGCGCTCTCCGGCAAAAAGATTTTTGTGGACTCTTTTTTTCTTCGTGTCATTTCCTTTCACGTGTTCCTTTCATTTTCCAAATAGACTTGCTTTTATTTTGGCGATTAGTCCTTCGGGTTCTTTGTATTCTGTATAAATCACTTTCCCCGTTTGATGATTTTTTGTTTCATTAGCATCAGGCAGTGGTGCACCGCACGATGTACAAAATGGTTCATCCCATTCGTTCTTTACTCCACAATGTTTACATCGAATTAGACTTCTAGGGACGGTAGGGCTAACAGGAGACTTATGAATATAGGACTGATACATCCAATTCTCAGACTCACTTGCCCAATCTCCTGTCGATGATGCCGCCATCGGCACTCCACTGGTGGCTGATAAATAATATATGTCCATAAAAATTTTCCTTTCAAAGACAATTATATCAAGAGCGGGCAGTAGACTTCCACCTACTGCCCGCCTTTTCCTCTGGTATCCCCCATCCCTATTTACTTAGAGCCTGTCAGCATTGGGAATGTATGACAGGTAAACTTCGAGACTTCCGGCTACAGCTGTACCAGGTGTCAGGTTCAAAATGGCAAAGCCACCTGATGCAGACACACGGGTTAGAGCCGTTGCAGAATAAAGTCCTACGGTTTGGAGTTGTGTTAGATTAGAGTCAAACAACACAAATGCACCCGTATCATTGGGAACTGTCAGGGTGGCCGTAGCCGCAGCAGATGTGCCAGAAGCATCAAATGCTGTAGTAACATTTACACGCGCATCCAAAATCAGAGAGTTACCAGGCAGTTCGATCAGGTTGATTGCAGCGGTATCACCGAAGCCAACCGCATCCGATTTCACCACCAGCGGCATCCGCTTGATGATCTCGGTCATGCCGAACCCTGGAGCAATTACAGGAACAGAAGGGGCGATTTTTATTACGGCAACTTGAGCCATGTCACCCTCCTAGTCCACAAGTTCAGCGTACTCAATGTAGACGTGAGTAAGCCCTGCGGCAGCCGTTGCTCCGCCGATGGTTACATCAACATTCAAGCCAAGCGGATCGACATACGGAATGGTCAGGCCAGTCGAAGCAATTAGGATCGCTCCACTTGCGGCCATGTTTATGGTCGTATCTGCGAAGTAACGATCAGCACCACCCGTATCTCCGATTGTGCCAGTTACAGAAGTCGTCCACGCTTCCTCGGTCTGCACCCATGCACCAAAGATGACAACAGGGACAGTTATATCCACCAAGTTTACAACACCAATGTCACTTGCAACCACATCGGGATTGGCGGATGATACACCATAGGATACGTGAAGAACCTTTTTTACGGCGGGGATGTCACCCAAAAAGGCTTGTCCAACGCCAGGAATAAATTTAGCGGTCATAGTCTATTTCCTCCTAGATTACAGGGTGGGGATAATCTCCCCACCCATATTGAGATTAGTCGTCTGATGCTACGTTGGTATGTTCCAGGTCAAATAGCCAGGCTGAGTTGGTCACAGCTAAACCGAGAGACATCTTCCAACCAATAGTAGCACGTTGATTGAGTGGATCAGCAGAACCAGCCGAACCAAGCTGTTTTACGATAACTTCAACGGGCTTGACTTGCTGTCCTGTCATACCGGACATATTGGTATTTGGCGCACCATCAACGTTCAGGTTCGGGAATGAGCCAGCCATGCCGACAAAGCCGTGCGATTCACGGGCAATGAACAACATGGAATACACATCAGTTGTTGAGCCTACGCCTTCGTCGGCATATTCACGGGAGTTCGATGAGACGAAGATTTTGCAGCGCAGAATGCGGCCCACATAGCCGGAGCGCAATGGGCCATTGGCCCCATTTTCGCCCGCAGCAGTAAAGAGATTTACGAAGGTGGGGTCTTGCATGAGCGAAGCCCAGGTGAAAGAATGCATAATGACAACAAAGTCATCACCTTCCACAGGCAGCGCATTGTTTGCTTCCAGCGCCGCAACCTGCTTGATAAAATCAGCGTAGCTCAAATTATGAGCAGGCGCATCCAGGGTCGCGCGGGATGTAGCTGAACCAGCATAGTCTTTGGTAGCACCGTCAGTCAGAGCGTTACGAATAATCGTGTCAGCAGACAGACCAGTTTGCTCGCCCAGGATAGATGAAAATTCACTGATGATCGGATCAAAGGCGGTCATTTCCAGTTCATCGGTGTAGCCAAGCCACGCACCATAGAATGAAGGCGTGAGAGTGACGAGAGTGACAGAAATGGCTGACTGTTCTGAGGGTGTTGCACCTTCGACCAAAGCCGAAGTGACAGCGGACAATCCACCATACTTACGAAGTTCATACGATCCCATCTTATTTAGACGGGCTTGCATACCCCATCGACCATGAATAAGTCGGGGAAGTGCGCGGGTCAAAAGCCGACGCTCATACTGAGTTTTGATGGCATCAGCTAAAGTAGCTTGAGTGTTGTTTGCCATGATAAATTTCCTCCTATTGGATTATTAGTCGAGCAGTTCCCCCATTAGCGGCAAACTAATTAGTTGGGATAATCGAAGGATCAAGTCGTCCTTCTTCTACTGCCCGATAGATTAGCTCGTCATTCCCAAACTGTGCGCGAAGTGCAGCCCAGGTCGTTCCTGTTGCAGGTGTTCCTTTATCAGTTACTACCCCAGGCGCTTGCTTCAATTGCGTGGGTTCGGCGGGCTGTTGTGGTTGTGGGTTCGCTTTAGACTGACGCAATGCAGCGAGTTCACTGGTTAGGTGTTCCCACCCTGCGTTCACAACTGTATCGTACCCATCAGCGAGATTGAGTTTGTCGGCAGGGACTCCCTGTTGAATGAAGAATGAAAATGCACT